CCTGGTGGAAGTTCTCCTCCAGCACTGCCAATCACACCAGTTGTCCTTTTTGTAGGATCTAAATCAGTTACGCGATGACCATAACGATTTTTATAAAGTTCTGCACGTTTTCCAACACCTTTTGATTTTTCTCCTCTCATCATAACAGAAGGAATTCCTTGAACAATATCTTTTGGTTTTGCTCCTGCTGCTTTTAAATCTTTTGGTAAATTTTCTTGTGCTCTTCTAAAATTTCTAGCACGTTTGAATGCATATTTATCCAAATCATTCTTCCATATATCTGCATCACTTCTTTGAATAAAATCTATCTTATGAACTGGATTTCTCTCATTTCCTCCAGTCCTTCTAACTCTACGACGATATTCTTTTAATTTCCCTACTAATTTTTCTGTTCTTGGTACTCGTCTTCCACGCCCAACAGATTTTGGAACTGGTCTTTTTGCTGTAGTATTTGCAGAAATTGCCGCAACTCTACCCGATGGAACGGTACTGATATTTGTATCAACCTGTGTATTATGTCGAGGATGATAATCTAAACCACCTTTTTCTGGATATGTTGTATATTCTTTTGTTGGAGTTTTAAAATCTTTTCTGTTTACATTTGCACCACCACTAAATCCTGCTTTTCTTGATGCTGATCTTGTGATATTCATTGAACGTGTGCCAGAAGTAATCTTATCTGCTGACTGCGAAAATTTCTGACCTCTTTCTGCCCTAGACAATACGGCACGATTTGATTTCAATGCTTTCTGCACTGTGCCTACTTTTCTACCACCAATAATTTTATTAGCAGATTTCAGCAGTTTTAATGCTGCTCTTGCATTTTCATCAAACTGCTGAAAGGTAATCATTGTAGGAAGTTTATTTTTATTTATTAAAATCCTGCTTGAAATTTCTGCCACTCAATAGCATTTTTAATTTGATAAGTTCGGTTATTAATTGATTTGATAATATCTTCAAGATACTTTAAAGTAATATCATAATATTTTATCTTGAGGTCTGCTTCCATCAACCTCTCATCAGCGTCTAGATGCCTCTGTATGGCGTCTTTCTCACGAACCTTATACGGAAATGGTTCTTCAGCATAAACTTCTGCTGGTGCCTTTCCTGAGTAGTAGTTATATCTATCGAGACGAATTTTACTGTACTTTGTTTTTGAGTTCTCTCTTAATAATTGAATTGTGTTATAAAGAGTGTGGTATTTTGAATGTAATGTAGGAATTTTTAAAGACTCTTGATGTAGATTATCTGGATCCATCTGGGAATCTTTTTCCCACATCAATTGAATTTTTTCCAAGTCCATAATTATACTGTAATGTCGTATATAGTATACTTGAAGGACGCAGTTGCTGTAAAGTAAGTCAAATCTGAATTAGTGGAATCAAATTCTAAAGAGGACAATGAATATGGAAACATATCAGTAAATCTAACTGATGCTGAAGTTTGGTAGTTACTATTTAAAATAAACAGTGTTCCATCACTTCTTTCATAATTTATATTTCTTTGACCTCTATCATCCGTCACTAAATCATCGTATTGTTTTGGAGATTCTGGAAATCCTAGTCCATACAACCAATTATGAACTGCCATATAATTTTCCATATCCTCATCGACAAGGAATTTTAAAGTAAAATCACCAAATTCCATAACATCACCAGGAACAGGAATATCTTTTAAATAAGAATTTTGAGTTTCTACTTTAAGAGTTAAATCTGGAATTCTTGCCGCATTAGAAAAAAATGCTACTGTTGGTTCTTTTGATAAAGTAAATTTAAATCCAATAGGGGATAGATAATTTCTATTGTCTATCTGATTTGGAAAATCGCAATTTGCCATCAGTTATTCCTCACATAGACAGTTCTTTTTCCCCATTGCGTTGGCGTAAGTTTTTGATTGCCAGACAGATCTCTTGCTGTTTGCCTCATAAGATCAAAACTAGTACTTCTATTAACTTCACCAGCAGCACCAAAGTTTCCAGTATCTCTCACTTTAGTGGTAACAGTTCTGGTTTTTCCTGGAGCATTTCCAAGTGGTTTATTTGTAAATGTTACCTCAGATCCAAATTTCCTTGATGGTGTTCCTGCCCATACACCCTTAGGAACTTCATTCTTTTTGTACTTATATGGAACTGCTACTCCTCGCGTAGATCCAGTAAATGGAGTTCCGTCCGCAGTTCTTTGAACTTTATCTGAACCTGTGTTATATGCCTGGGAAGTCGTGTCTCCAGGACCATAAGAACTTACTTTTACAGGTTTCCAACCATATCTTTTTGATTCAGAGTCAGTATGAGATCTTTGGGTAAATTTTCCAGTATCTTTATTAAGAACTCCTGGTTTATAGTTTTTATACGCTAAAACATTAGGATTTCTTTTCGCTACAGCAGGTTTTGCCACTGCCTTTACTTTTGGTTTTGCAAATGGATTCCAAAATTCATTAACATCTTTTTTTGCTAGTTTAGTAGCAGTGGCATACATAACATTCTTCCAATCTTTTCCATAGCGATCTTTAAAGTCGGAAGCATTATCCTTCATACCTTTGGCAATATCTTCTTTCCTGTCTTTCTCACACTTAGAAAGAGATCTTTCGCAAATGTATTGAAATTCCTTAAATGTTCTCATTGATTTTTCTTTTTAAAGGTATAGTCCATTAACATTGCAAAAAGTTCAGATTTGACAAATATTAAAAACTCCTGTTCTTCTTTTGGTCTTGCTGGATATCCGGGCCAATTTTCCCAAGAATAATGTATTACATCATAAAGTGCTCTAACTTTATTAATATCCAGCGTCCATTCAACTGACCAGTCGTTTTCTTCCATCGAGGGTTTCTTATTTATTTAGACAAAAAAAGAGGGTCCAAAGACCCTCTCCTTTTTGAATTGCGAATCCAATGAATCACATAAGATTTTGGACTTTGACTCTTCTGTAGTATACGTTGGAGTTGGTTGAGATGTTGTCTGGAGCAGATGCTTCGGTAGCGCCTTTTGCGAATGGGTTTGCAACGACCGCATAGCGGGTCTTAAAGCCAATCTTGGGCTGGAAGGTGTGCTCTCCAACAGCACGAACCATTTGCAGAGGAACGTATGGGCAATAGAACAGACCTGCGTCATAAGGATTAGTGCCCTTATAACCAGCGACATAGAACTGGTTGCCAGAAACGTTTGCAGAATAAGGATCGATGTATACGCGATACTTACCTTGCAGAACACCAGCGAAGGTGTTACCGGTGTCGTCAACCTGGAGGTTAGCGTTGAGTGCAGGGGTGTAATCCAGAACGCCTGCCATGGTGAGTGCGGAAGCAACGTCTGCGGAGCAGAGGATCATGTTGCCCTTCCCTCTACGAGTTTGCTGCGCGATTGCGTTAGCATCTCTTTCGATCTGGAAGATCAGACCCTTGAACTTCTCAACAGACCAACGACCGTTAGAGTCAACGTCAAGGTCGAAGGTGCCAGGAGTTGCGGTGTTGACCTGTGCGCCAGGAACTGCGACCTTATAGATGGTACGGATGATCTCGCGGTTGATTTCAGCAAGGATTTCAGTGCTGAGAATGTTTGCGAGTTCTGCTTCAGCATTCAGACCGTGGATTGCTCTGAGGTCTTGTGCCAGTTCCAGTGAGTATTCTGCTTTCAGTGCTCTTGACTTAGCAGTTGCGGTGAGCTTCTCAATCGAGAATGCCATCTCGTTGAAGAAGTTATCTTCACCGTCACCAAGACCTTCTGCCTCACCAGTGGTCATGCCACCGCCAGCGTTGTACTGGTTACCACCAGGAGCTGCGTTATTTGCTTGGTTAGAAGGATCAAGAATCGATGGGTTGGTTCCGCCTTGTGCGGTTGTACCCAGACCAACTGCACCATCGGTGAAGCCAGATTCGTAGTTGAGTCCTTTTGCTTGACCAGAGAATGCGGAATCGACTTCGTTGTAGAAGGTCTCTGCACCGGTCTGGCTGTTGTAGCGGGAGCGCATTGCAAAGATCAGTCCAGTAGGACCGTTCATTGGTTGAACGCCACAAAGGTCATAAGCGACCAGGTTAGGCATTGAACGACGGATCAAGGAGATCAGTACGGGATCGAAACCTGCAACAGGAGTTCCTGTCGTGCCCGAACCTGATCCGGAGAATCCGCCTGTGCCAGCTGAGTTGGTTGGACCAGTACCAGCTTCGCTGAGGAATGCTCTTTCCTCACGTAATTCTTTTTCTTGGTTTTCCAGCAGGATAGCAGTTACCGCTCTACGATGTGAATCTCTGATAGGATCCATACCCTCGTAATCGAGGATTGGTGACCACTTCTCCTGCAGATATTCGGTGTTGTACATCTGCATTTGAGTTAACCTCTAGTGTTTAAAAAAGTTAGTTTGACTTTATGATTTAAAAATCACTTTTTCGCGGATCTGCGAAGAACCTGAAGATATGCATCCATTGCATTAGTTGTACCTTCGGAGATCATTTCTGTCTCTTCGGTCAAGTTTACTTCTTCAGATAGATTCTCAGAATCCTCTCTTTGAGCACCGGTATTAACTGGAAAATAAGATTCTCTCAGTGTTACCAGTTTCTCACGATAGCTCTCTTCACTATCAAACTCAACATTTTCAGCAAGAGAAGCGAGCTTGTCTTTCTGAGAGATCGCAAGACCTTCAGCGACATCGGCAAAAATTACATCAGCGACTGACTCTGCTAATCTACGATTTAGAGCAATATTTCTTTCGATTTGCTCGTTGAGTTTTCCTTCCATTTCATCAAGTTTATCTACCATACTCTCGATTACATCATATCTATCTTCAGGTACAGTTACATAATGTTCTTCAAAAAGTGTCTTCATTCCGCCAAGGAATGATTCCATCATTTCGGTCTTAAGACCGTGCTCTACAGCGATTGAATTTTCAGAAATCCACTCGTCTGCAACATACTCAAGGTATGCATCGACACGATCAGTGAGTTCGGTTTTGATTGAAGCAACTTCCTCTACGAGGGATGCTTCGTAAGATGTTACGAGTTCTTCTTTGATCTCGGCAACTTTAGTATTGATTGCAGTTTCAAAGATAGTACGTGCTCTCTCTTCGAATTCCTCAGAGAGTTCTTCTCCTGCAATCAGAGCATTGATGTCTTCTTCGACATCATACTCAATTACAGATTCGGTTTCTACTTCTTCTTCTACTGCTTCTTCTTCGATTTCGTTGGTAATCTCTTCTTCATCAGCAGTATCTTCTTCAGCAACGACTTCGCCTTCTACTTCTTCCTCTTCCTTCATTGAAGGTGCAGGATCTGCAGGAGATGCCTTTGCATTAACAACATCTCTAACTTGTGAGAGAGTTGCGCCAGGTGTTTTAAGTGTTGCGGAATCGTCATCTGGACGATAATTTTCAGGAGTAGGACCGCCGAGATCTTCCCAAGAACCGGTTTGCCCTGGAGCCATCACTCCAGATGCATTAGTACCAGCACTTGGCATGGGATCGGCAGCAGCTGCCCCTTTGGTTACTACGTTTTCCATTTCTTGTAAATTGCTACCAACGGACATTGTTTTAGATTTTTATTTGTTATAATCTATATTTATTTATAATTTAAAGATTTGAGAGAAAATTTTGGAACAGATTTAACTTATGCTCCTCAAGTTTTCTTTGAGCGGCAAGAGTATTAATACTCTTTCTTGTTCTCTCAGCAAGTTGTTCACGAAGGATTCCTCCTTCCCAAATCCACTCTTTTCCTTCCATAATTCCCTGAACAAAAGCATCAGGTGCAGAAGGATCGGCAACGATATCAGCAGCAGTTGCTAACATGAAATCTTCGCCAACGATTTTGTGTCCTTCGCTAGTGGAATTAAA